GATTAAACTTCACTGGACTGTACACCCTGAACGAAATCAAAAGTGGAGAGATGACCAAACCAAACTCCTTGGTGATAAAGGTGCTGCCCAAGAATGTGATTGTGACTTCATCAGTTCAGGTTACACGGTAGTTGACTCAGCAATCCTAACTTGGTATACTGAAACTTACATTAAAGACCCAATTGAAAAACGAGGATTTGATGGAAACTATTGGTTATGGGAATATCCAAATTATTCTCGTGACTATGTGGTGGTTGCCGATGTAGCTAGAGGTGACTCAACTGACTATTCAGCGTTTCACGTTATTGATGTTGAAACTGTAGAACAAGTTGCGGAATACAAAGGTAAGATTGAAACCAAACAATATGGGGCATTCCTTACATCCGTTGCTGCAGAGTGGAATAATGCAATGTTGGTGGTTGAAAATGCAAACATTGGTTGGGCTGTAATCCAAGAAGTTATTGATAGAAACTATACAAATTTATATTACTCGTATCGTGATTTAGGTTATATTGATGAAGATATTCATCTTCGTAGGGGTTGGGATTTAAAGAAAAAAGAAGATATGGTTCCGGGCTTTACAATGTCCTCACGAACACGACCTTTGGTGATTTCTAAACTTGACACCTATATGAGAGAAAAGACACCAATCATTCACTCAAAGCGTCTTATTGATGAACTATTCGTATTCATTTGGAATGGTAGTAGAGCAGAAGCTCAACAAGGGTATAATGATGACTTGGTTATGTCGTTCTCCACAGGACTTTGGGTAAGAGACACCGCATTAAAATTAAGACAACAGGGTATAGATTTAAGCCGTACCGCATTAAGTCACATTTCAAAAACAAATGGTGGGGTTTACAATGCAAGAATGGGTCAACACAACCCTTGGGTTATTAAAGATGGTCGTGGAAACGATATTGATATGACTTGGATACTTTAATTTGGTAGTGTGGTTTATTTTTTGTATATTTATAGCTTGTAAAAGTATACTCTTTTAGTTAAGAAAAACATTATGGCAGATAATTCATTATTTGGAAAACTACAAAAACTATTCGCTACCCAAGTCATCGTAAGAAGAGTTGGTAAGAATCGTTTACAGACTGTAGATTCGCAACGACTTCAATCCCAAGGTAACATCCGTGGAACATCGTATTACGATAGATTTGGTCGTTTACATACATCTCGTAGAAATTGGGAAACCTACAACCAACAATTCAACTATCACTCAAATAAGTTAGAACTATATACTGACTATGAGGCGATGGACAAAGATTCAATCATCACTTCTATTTTAGATATCTACTCCGATGAGTGTACCCTAAAGAATGATATGGGTGATGTAATTCGTATCAAATCTTCGGATGAGACTTTAAAGAAAATCTTACACAACTTATTTTACGATATCTTAAACATTGAATTTAACCTTTGGGCTTGGGTTCGTGGTATGAACAAATATGGTGATTACTTTTTATATTTAGATATTGAAGAGGGTGTTGGTATTGTAAATGTTCAACCAATTTCAGCATACGAACTTGAGCGTGAAGAAGGATTTAATCCTGATAACCCCTATGAGGTTAGGTTCAAGTTAGCAAGTATGAGTTCTTCTACCAATTTTACATATGGTAGTAAAGATAAACAAACTTATTTCCCATTTTATCAGGTTGCGCATTTTAGATTGATGGCCGACTCAAATTTCTTACCATATGGTCGTTCTTTGTTAGAGGGTGCTAGAAAAACTTGGAAGCAATTGACTCTTATGGAAGACGCAATGATGATTCATAGAATTATGAGAGCGCCTGAAAAAAGAATCTTTAAAATTGATGTTGGTAATATCCCACCACAAGAGGTTGACCAACATATGCAGAACATTATTGATGGAATGAAAAAAGTTCCATACATTGACCCTAACACAGGCGATTACAACCTCAAGTTCAACATGATGAATATGTTAGAAGATTACTTCTTACCGGTTCGTGGTGGTCAAAGCGGAACTGAAATTGATTCTTTGAGTGGTATGGAGTTCGGTGGTATTGATGATATTGAATACCTGAAGAATAGAATGATGGCTGCTTTAAAAGTTCCTAAAGCATTCATCGGATACGAAGAAGGTGTAGAAGGTAAAGCAACCCTTGCTCAACAAGACATTAGATTTGCAAGAACTGTTGAAAGAGTTCAAAAGATTGTTCTATCAGAACTTACCAAAATCGCAATCGTTCACCTTTACTCACAAGGATACGAAAACGAAGACCTTGTTAACTTTGAGTTAGAGCTTACGAACCCATCTATTATCTACGAACAAGAAAAGATTGCTTTACTTTCTGAAAAAACAGCTCTTATAAGAGACTTGAAGGATTTGAAGATGATTTCACAAGAGTGGATTTACAAAAATATCTTTAATATGTCCGAGGATGAGTGGGAAGTAGAACAACAAAGAGTAATTGATGATTTAAAGTTATCATTTAGACACGAACAAATTACTACTGAAGGTAATGACCCTGCTAAAACAGGTGAATCGTTTGGAACTCCACACGACCTTGCTGTGATTTCTCAACAAGGTCAAGAAGAAGAAGGTGGTTCGCCTGAAGGTGGTCAACCTGGCGCTGGAAGACCTACCGAAGGTGGAACCTATGGAACTGACCAAGCAAATATGGGTAGAGACCCACTTGGTAAACAAACCGACATTAGTAGAGACAGCACATATCATACTTTTAGAAAAGGACCAATGGCGGTTGAATCTCAAAACGCATTGAATTCTTCTTTAAAGAAAATGAAGGTTAAAACTAAATCTATGATTATGGAATCGTTAAAAAAAGAGTCTAAACCTGAAGAATCTGGGTTATTAGATGAGTCACAATTGTTAGATGATACGATTTAACCTACAATACGATATTTATTTATTAGAAAGTCAAATAAAAGGTTTGAAATGGGTAAACTAAAACATAGTAAGTTCAAAAATACAGGTATTTTATTTGAGCTACTGGTGAGACAAATTGCTGCTGATACATTGGGTGGCAAAAACTCATTGGCGCTTGAAATTATAAAGTTCCACTTTAAAAAAGGAACTGAACTAACTAAAGAATTAAATTTTTATCAAACGCTTCAAAAAGAAACATTTGACACTCAATACAAAGCTCAAGAATTTGTTAATATTATTTTAGAGCAAAGAAGAAATTTAAACGAATCACTTCTCCGTAGACAAAAATATAATCTTATTAAATCTATCAAAGAATCATATAAGATTGATGACTTTTTTAAATATCGTGTAAACAATTACAAAGAATTAGCATCAACCTATAAATTGTTTGAATATAAACAAGAAAATTCTCCAAAAGAATGGGTTGATTGTAAGAATACTATTTTTGAAAGTATTATTACCAAAAAAGAGCAATTGATAGAAGAAAAAATTAACGAAGAATACACAACCCAACCAAAAGAAGTTCGTTTATTGGCTTACAAATTCTTGGTTGATTCGTTTAACGAAAAGTATTCAAGTTTAACTTTGGAACAAAAGAATGTATTAAGAACATACATCAATAACATTGATAATTCAGAAAAATTAAGAAAATATGTTATTTCCGAGGTTAAAAAATTAAAGACCGCATTTGGTAAAGTAAAAGTATCAGATAAGGTTGTATCTATTAAGTTAAATGAAACCATTAATTTAATGGAAAACATTGCAACATCAAAGATAATCAGCGAAACACAGGTTCTTTCCTTATTAAGATACCACGAATTGCTTGAAGAGGTGAGGAAACTAAAATGAGTAGATACTTACTAAAAGAACTTGAAGATAAGTTTAATGAACTTGAAATTCAACAAGAAGAAGATGAGTTGGATGAGGCAAATGTAACTGCAAACCTTGATGGTGGGGCAGGCCCCCCAAGAACACCATACGCTTTTGCTAAAAGTGAAGATGATATGGATGATGACCACATTGAGGTATTGGGATATAAAAAATCAAAAAAATCAAATAAACATTTTGAATCAGTATTAAAGATAGATTCTCAATTAGAAAATTTGATTGAAGCAACCTACCGTGCTTATAGAAAAGATGAGTCAATGTCTGCAACGAAAAAAGTAAACATTGCTATTAAAGAAATCAACCGTAAACTTTACGAAGTAGAACAATTGGTAAATCAAAATACCAAACTTAAAACCGAAATGGGATTAAGTCAAGGTCAGTATTGGGAATCTACAAAAATTAGATTTGGTAAGATTTCTGAACGAATGTTAAAAATTTCTCGTAAGATTAAAGAGCTAGGGTCGTAATATGTCTTGCGGATGTGAAAAGAATCAAGTTAATGAAGCTTTGGAGATAGATGATATCTCTCAAATCAGATTGTTAATTCGTAAAGAATTAGCTAAAGTGTTTCTTGACCTTTACCGCAAAAAACAAATCTGGGAAAAATAATGAAGCAATTACTCATTGATGTTAGTTTATTTGAGATTACACCTCAAATCTTAAAAGAATCACTTAATAAAAATGGTAGATTTCTTGTAACGGGTGTATTACAAAGAGCCAACTCAACAAATCAAAATGGTAGGGTTTATCCAAAAAATATCCTTGAACGTGAAATTGAAAAGTATAAAGGTAGAGAAATCAGAGAAAACAGGGCGTATGGTGAATTAGACCATCCTGAATCGTCTGTGGTTGAACTAAAAAATACATCTCACATTATTCGTGATGTTTACTGGAAAGGTGATGATGTAATGGGTCAAGTTGAAATTTTAAACACGCCTACTGGTAGAATTTTGCAAGAAATAATCAACGCTGGTTGTACTGTGGGTATTTCTTCAAGGGGCATGGGTTCGGTTAAGCAAATCAAAGAAGATGGTACAGTTGCCGTTGAAACTGATTTTGAATTAATATGTTGGGACTTTGTTTCTAACCCATCAACGCATGGTGCTTTTATGAAACCTACAAATGAAGGGGTTATTAATGAATCACTTCAAAGAAAACAAACTAATTATAATAAGGTTAATACACTTATGAGAGATATCATCTGCGAAGTGGGTGGATATTGTGAGTGTGATTTTGGAGATATAAAATGAAAATGATGTCATTATTAAAAGAAGATGTTAGTAAATATACTAATGCTGGTATTAGCAAATTCGCAGTAGCGATTGCTTCATTAACTGCAACAAGAGCCGATGCAGTTCAAAAATTCGTTGATACTAACGAGTTGAATATTGAAAAATTATACCAATTTCTTAAAAAAAGTAAGCTAGATGGTAAAATGGATTTTGTAACTGCACTTGTAGGTAAACCTAATAATCCTATCCAAAGGAAAATGATTAAAATGTTTTCTGAATCAGTAAACGAAGAACAAGACCACGAAGTGAAAATGTCTCAAAACTCATTAGATTCAATTATCAAGTACGCTACTGAATTGAAGCAAAAAATGGGTGAGATGGAAAAAGATATTCCTGCTTGGATTCAAGACCACATCACCAATGCTGAAAACTACATTTCACAAGCATCTTCAAACTACCACGAATATGGTAGTGGTATGAACGAAGGTAAATTAAATGAAATGGACCGCCAGTTAAATGTAAAAGTTAACAAAATGTTAGAACGTGAACTTGGTGATTTA